GTGATTGTAGATATACCAGTTACACCATCATAGGTTGCATTAGTAGGTTGTCCAACAACTGTCTTAGGACATACAAACTCCAATCCCTTCAATTGAACAGTGTTTGGTTGACCTAATGAGAATCCATGAACTTTATCTGTTGTAACTGTGATAATACCAGTAATATTATCATATGCAGCGGTGCTTATTCCATAATTTACTCCAGATGTAGTTGCAATACCAACAACACTTGTGATAGCACCAGCAGCATTTTTAAATAATGATGCTTTTGCACCTACTAATGGAGCATAACCAAGACCTGGTGTAGAACCAAGAGATACAATTAAACCGCCTCTTGGAACCTGATTTTGATTAATATCTGATTCTGATACGATAAATTGACCATTTTCGGATGTAATACCTGTAAATTCAACGGTTGATATACCTGCTACTGTATCTGCCTGAAATTCATAATTATGACCTGAATTATTTGTTGTCAATGGTGTTTGGAAAACTCCATTTATAAACAAAACACCATTTCCAACACCAATACCTGAAGATGTGTTAGCACCACCAACCGTTAAACTATATGTTTTTCCAATACCAGTAAAATTATCTGATATATCATCAAATAACATATTAGTTGTATAGTTACTTCTTAAGAACGTTCTTCCACTAAACTTTGCTTTGACAAATGGTAAGTTTGCATCATCTCTTCTTGAACGAGTATTTCCTTTAGGTGGTTCAATAAAATAAACTGAACTATCAACTATATTAAATGAACCTCTGTGAATTCTAACTTCATCATTTGCAGAATGAGATGATGCACTTATTCCTAATACTCCTCTCTGTACTTTTACAACTGGTAATGTAGCGATACCTGCTGCTACATCATCTGCATCGTTAATAATTCCATTTACAAGAGAAGCAAAACCAACTTGTTCAATCTTCATGAATTCATCATTCACTTTCAATACATCAGATGGTTGAATTGAACTTATACCACTTAAAACAAATTGAGATGTTGCAGCACCAATATTAGCGTCTAAAGTATGTGAAATTGCTGTAAATGTAATTGGTTGTTGCACTACACCATCTAATCCAATAATTGTTTTTGTTAAAGGTTTTTCCATACCCAATTTATGAGTATTTCCTGAACCCAATGATACAAAAGTGAGTGGTGTACCATTCTTAGTTGCTGTTAATTGGAAATTATCTTCATCTAAACGTTTTGCAAAAACTGTTGTGGGTAAATCTACACCAGGTGATGTTTGAATAGCAGTTGCTGCAACTCCAATAAATGTTGACTCTGGTTTATAAGTTAATTGCTCATTCGTGTTAAAGAAATGTTTTGGAATTGTAAATATTCCAGTTGTTGTGCTAATAATACCTGAATTTGGATCAAATGATTTTGAATAAATTGGTGTTCCTTCATATTTTAAATCAAATTTAACCTTATTTGCTCTATTACCTTCTAATCCATCAAATGTTGATAAGAATAATTCTTTAGATACTGTTCCATAAGATAAAATAGGGGCAACATTATCAAAATCGCTAGTTGTATTAAATATTGTACTGTATGATTGCAATTCTATTAATGATGTAAATTCAGAGTCTGGATAGAATCTAAGATTTATATCATTACCTACAATTTCACCACCAAATGTACCTATACCAGTTGTAGATCCTGCAGAAACAAAAGGATATTGAATTGTTAAAATATCATCATCATCTCTCATCGAAATTATTTGATGTACTGCTGATGTTTTTCCACATGATACTCTAACTATTGATTTTGCTGAATGGTCGATATTTTTATCTAAAGTAACATATGTCATTGTAGAAGCAGTTCCAGTGACATATCCAGACTGTAATCTTCCACTTCTTTCAGAACCAACAGGTTGACCTGGAGACGCAAATCTATAAGTTCCAATACCAGCAGTTGTTGTTCCTAAACCAACTACACTCGCTCTTACATCAAAAATATTTGTAGTGTCATTTATAATTTGTAATTTAATTTTGTTATTTTCATAAACTGCTGTTAAAATTCCAACTACACTACCACTACCAACTTTATTTTTATCAATGTATATTTGTGAAATTGTTGGTTCAGTTCCATCAAAATCAACAGTAACTTCATTATAATTGACATTTTTTGTTACTGAATCTTCAACAAAAATATTTGCAAATAATGCGTTAAAATCTGTATTTGGAAATTCGATGATAGTAGTGGTGGTTGATCCAGATGGTGCGGTTGATGCACCTACATTTACACCACTTAATTTTACATTCCCTATTAAGTTAGTACCACTTCCCACCAAATCAGTATTAAAATCAGTTTTTAAAATTTTAAGATCATGATCTTTTAATGATTTTTCTGTTGGATTAAATAATAAACTCTTTGTTCCTCCTCCTGAAATTTCTGTTTCAATTTTTCCTAAATCTAAAGTTGTAAAATCCTTTGTCTTTTCAAATAAAATTGCATCATCTTCATCAGTTAAAACAACCACCTCGGTTATTTGTGTGTCGAGTGTATCAGGATCAATAATTTGTATTAAATAATTTGCAACATCTGCTGTTAATGTCTCTATTATAGTTGAATTATCTGAGAATCCAACACTTGAAAACTTATCACTAATATCATCATGAATTAATACTCTATTTGTTAGACATCTTGAAAAATCAGTCAAAATTTTATTAGAAAACTTTAAACTTTTAGATTTTTTTCCTAATGGGTTAAAATCTGTTACGAAATCAAAGTTATTAATAGCATCAACTCTTAATTTATCACTTATAATATCTAAAATAATTGTTCCTACTGAATCTTCAACATCACCAATACCAGTTCTTGTATCAGCATTACTTTGAATAGAAGTATCTGCAAAATTTTTCAATCCTGATGGATGAACAAGACGATTAACTGAATTAACAAACTTATCCCATTCTATTGAACTTTTAACTGTATATGAAAGATTTTGATAATAATCATTATCTGGCGTACGTTGATAATCTTCACTTATCTTACCAATATCGTTAGTCCAACCTATTTCTTGTCTATTTGAATAACCTATTGTATATCTACCTCTATTTTCTTCAACTGATATTATTTCTGCAGAAACATTCGTAACCTCACCAACCATTCTATCACCAATTTTAACTGGATGTAAACCATCAATTTTTACATAATCATCTCTAATCTCTACAATTTTTAAGTCAGTTATGCTGTTATTAATATTTAATTTTTCATTCAATTCAAATTGACCCCTAGTTTGTATTGGTCTTAATTTTGGTACAAATTTTTCATTTACACATATGGCATAACTATCTTGATAGGTCTTTGCAATACCAGGATTAGTTGTTAATCCCGCTACACTAAATTTTAATTGAGAAATAGTTCCAGCAATATAATCTTCAACATCGAAGAATCTATAGTTATGATCCTCAGAATTGTAACCATCTCCAACAACAGTTGTATTAGTAGAAATTCCACCTTGGGTTGCACCTATACCTGCTTCACCAATTAATGATATTCCTTCTACAAAAACTTTATCACCTTTTGTAAAAGGTTCATTTCTAAATCCACCAAAAGGTGTATTCAAGAAGCATGTTACTACACCTGAATTACTTGTTTGTACCGAATTAATACCTACACCGTTTGAATTATTGATTGATATTATTTGATGAATTGTAGAATCCAAACCATTAATTGGTGCTAAAAGATTTACATTAGAAACATTTTGATTTGGTACAACTGCCTCCAAAGATGAATCATCTACGACTGTATTTGTTATAGGGTTGAAAACTATCAAATTAGGTGGACTAGTATAATTTTTTCCACCATCTATAACTTCAACTTTTGTTATCACATCTAAATTATCAATACTGACTACTGGTGGAATAAATGCTTGAGGACTTAGAGTTTTATCTGCTGAGTATTCATATCCAAAATCAACTATCCTTACATTTTTAATTTTACCAATTGTTTTGGAAGAAGATTTTAAGTTTGCACCAGTTCCAGCAGCACTTACAACTGTGTTAAATTTTGGAAGTTTTTTATAATTAAATCCAGATGATAAAATTCTGATATCTTTTATCTCACCTTTAACATTACTGGATGATGTTGAATATTCAAGTATTTCACACTCACTCTCATCATATCTTAATAGTTCGGGAGATTTAGGAGAGATATTGAATGTTTCAGATGAAATACCAAAAGTTTTATAATCACCATTGTAAATACTATCAACAAATCTTATTTCATTATGATTAGAAACATCAGTATCAGTTGTACTAATATATCCACCCTTTGAGAGACCATAGTATAAAACGTCAGGTGAAGAATTAGAATATTGAACTGAAACTTGAGCACTTGAACCTATTGATACATCACCATTCCCTATCGTTCCTATGCCAATTACATTAAAATTAGTAGAATCTGTTGAACTTAAATATTCATTTGTTAACTCTTTATCATAGAATAATTTAAAATCAAATCCAGACAGCGTTGTTGTAGATAAACCAAAAGTTAATTTAGCATTTTTAGTAACTGTTAATGGTGGATTGATTAAAGATAATGATTGATTTGAACCACCTGAATTACTTCCTAATTTTACTATTTCAGGAGGACTCGCATTTACATCATTAAATGTAAGACCTAATTCTAATAAATTATCACTTACTTTATATACAAAATATTCACCATTACTTAATCCTGTGGCACTGTTTCCACCATCTTGGTATAAAACTTTATCTCCTGTTTTAAATCCATGTTCAACTTGTATTTGATTAACAGAATTGATATTAGATGCTACAAATGGAACAGAATTTATAAGTAATTTTTCAAATTCGGAATTATAATTAACTTTTATTGGATCGGTTGTTCCAATACCCACTGATAGATTAGGTACGACATTTAATGTTATTACATCACCTTCAATTAATTCATTTGTTGTAGTGTTTGCTGCTGCTACTTTGGTAGTTACTGTTGTAATTACTTTATCAATATCACCAATAACTTGTTGGAAATTAGAACTTAAACTATACAAATGAGATCCTATTCCAGCAGCTCCATTTCCTAAGAAGAAAAGACCTTCACTTGTACTTCCTATACCAACATTAGACGCTAACAATCCAATATAGTTTTCATCTTTTTTAATTGCATAAACAGTAGTTGTTAATCCAGATGATGGAAGTTGTAATGATCCACTAGCACTATTTGTTGTTGATGCATCAATTTCGGGGTTTGCAACGTCTGGAACTGTTAAAATTAATTCTTGACCTGTTTTAAATGGGTGATTTGGCAGATAAATTGTTCTTTCTGGTATTGATACTACACTTGTGGTCTCTCCGATTGTATAATTTACAACTGACGCTACACCAGTAGTTCCTACACCAATTGATTGTGGTCCATTAAAGAAAACAATATCATTATTATAGGATTCAAATTTATCAGTTTTGACTGGGATCGTAAATCTATTATTAAGTACATCAACATTTGAACCAAAAGTATGAGCAGCACCAGTATTTCTAAAAACACGAATAATTCTTGGTAGACTATAAACATTTAATACTTTTACTTCCTCAACAGCCGTTGCATTACCTGATGATATTCTTAATGTACCACCAATTGAAACTGTATTAGGTATTTTATCTACAAAAATATCTTCAACGACACCATTTACACTACCAACTGTCATTGATTTACCAAGACCAATTCTATCAGTTGTTACACCTACTTGGAATGTATTAGTAAGATTTGATATTGCTGTGTTTAAACCTGAAATTACCACTGAACTTTGATCATTCAGTTCCATAAAAGGTAAATAATTTGCTTGGACTTCATCCTCATTATTCCATGTAAATACAGCATTATTAAATCTTGTGAGATTTGTTTCAATTTTTGAAACTCCAATTCCAACTATTTTTGATACTGCAGCAGCAAAACCACTACCATAGGTATTTTCACTATCAAATGAAACAACATCACCAACTTTATATCCATCACCACCATCTAAAATTATAATATCTTCAACTCTACCCTTCCCTACAGTTTCAACATTGGTTATTTGTCTTACTGTTTCATTTGATTCAATAAGAAAATCATTATCCGCATATTGTTCTGAAACTTTATAAGGTGTTGTATTTCTTATTAAATTTGAATTATTAAAATCAAAATCATGATTTAGAGTTGAATTTTCTCTTATAACAGGTAATCTAAAACTCTTACCAATAAAATATGGATAAACTCCCTCTAATTTATTAGTAATAGAAGATATTTCTACGGTTGAAAAGTAAGCATAAATTCCATTTGGAAATTCTGGGGTTTTACAAAATCTTCCGTTATGAATATCTAAATCACCACTTTCATCATAAAAATAATCGTCTATGAAGAAACCTGAGTCAAATCCTGAAGGTCTATCAGTAACTTTTGATATATCTTCTACAAATGAAGATTTGAGTAATTTTAGACTTGAATTTATATTATCTGGTTCAGAATATCCAATAGGTCCATAAATGGGATTTCCATCATATGCCCACCCTATAATAGGTGAATGTGATTCAATTATATTAAATTCACCATTTGGTTTTTTACTAAAACTATTTTCTAATTCCTCTGCAATATCTTGTGAATACTGTAGCACTGATAGACTTAAATTTTCACCTGTGTTTTCTAAATAATAATCACCAAATCGACCAATATTGTTAATAGTTAACTTTCTAACTCTTGCTCCAAATTTTGCATTTTGACCGCCTGATATTGCACGAACTTCAGTTGAAAAAGAACTGTATCCTATACCAGAGTTAATTACAATTACTTCTTTAACAATACCATCTTCAATGGTTGGTCTGAGTATTGCACCTGCTCCTCCACCTGTGTTTAATATTTCTAAATCAGGAATAGAATTATAATTTTTTCCTTGATTAACAACAATAACGTTTTCTATTTCACCGTTTACTATTATTGGTTTAAATTCAGCACCTGTACCAGATAAAATTTCAATATCGGGTGTTACCTGATGATTTAAAATGTTTGATCCATATCCATCACCATTTTCATACAAATACGCACCAGTAAATGATCCTGTTATAACAGGAGTAGCAATTATTGGTTCAACTACTGTAGAACCATAAGAAACGTTTATATTTACCTTAATTTCTGGATATGTAAATGTCTGATAACCAGTACCAGTAGAACCTAATCCAACAATATTTCTCCTCTCAAAATTACTTGTGTCAGTGCCACCAATACCAGCATCAGCAAGTTTAAATGAATCATCATCTAGTTTAACCACAAAATATGAGGTAGATGTAGATAAACCTTGAATTGCTCTTGGAGTTGTAGAACCAAAACCTACTGTTGGAGAATAATTAATTATATCTCCATGTTCAAATCCATGATTTTTGTAGAATATTGTATTAAATGATGTTGATATTCCAGATGGACTGACTCTTAACTTACGATGTTGATAACCAGAACCTTCTTCAATTACTTTAAGTGCTAATAAAGTATTTTTTGGTTCTGTTCTAAATTTATGAATTCCACTAACAGTAGTATCACTTGTTAAACCCACGGTGTTAATACCTGAAATTCCAAATAATGAATCTGCCTTGTTATGAAATATTCTAACTGTTGTAGGATTTACAATTCTAACATAATATGGATCTCCATCAGCTAATGATGTACCTGTAGGATTTGAGACACTCGTGGTTATTCCCAATGAGGTATTACCATTATTTCTATAATATACTATTTGACCATTTTCCAAATTATGTGGTTTTGTGAAGGTGATTGTTTCTTCGTCAAGATCAAGACCACCACCAAAGAATAAGTTTCTACTATCAAAATTAATATCTCTAAATCTGTTTCCAACTATTGGTTGCAATAAACAACCACTACCATTACCACCCGTTAAAGAAACATTTAAAACCTTATCTATATCAAAATCTTGAGGGTCTACAAGTACCTTTTTAACACTACCAGATAGAATTGGTTCTACAAGTGCTGTATTACCTAATCCGACTTCAACAGATAATTTGGGAGGATTTATTATATCATAATCATCACCACCATTTAACAAATCTACATTTTCCAATGGACCAAAGTAAATATTATCATCTGATATTGGAGAGTAAATTTGAACACCATCTTTCAGTATACCAATTTCATTAACAGGGGAATCATGATTTGACTCAATGAATAAATTTTGAGATAATGGTATTTTTCTTAAAATTTTATTTGTTGATAGTTTTCGATTGGCATGTTTTTGTAAAATAAAATGATGTTTATCAGTAGATATAGTACCAATTCCGATTTGAACAGTGCTTGCTGTTCCTATTTGACTTCGTGAATTATATAAAGCGATAGTAGTAACATTCTGACCTATTCCAGATGGTTGAGGATCAACGTAATAAATTGCCTCAGATGATAATCCTGTAAGTATTTCACCTTCTGGTTTGTATATAATAGCATCACCTTCGATAAATTTTATATCTCTATTTGTATTAAAAGAAAATCTAATATAACTGTATCGATTGTTTAGTTGATTATATCCATCAAGTATAGAAGTACCTGCACCAATAATTGTCTCTTCAATAATATCTGATGTAATGTCATAACTTGGAAGAGAGTTTGATGCAACGTATCCATCAGTATTCGAATCTATGTAAACATTAAGTATATCAGAAATTAATTTATCATTACCCTCTTCGATTTCAATGCCTGTGCTATTTGCCTTTTCAATTACTCTTCGAATATCATATTCTTGATCTGGAAGAGGATTAAAACTTAAATTATCTGCATCTATCTGTTTATTAGTAGTATTAATATTTTGAACATTGAATGTTCCATCACTAATTTGTGTATTTCTTCTTAGAATATCAAATTTATCACCAACTTTAATAGATGATTCATTTAAAATTGCATTTGATGTAAATGGTCCTGTTCCGTCAACTTTAAATCTTGAACTTGTGTTATATTTCCAAGAATTAGCAAAAATTTCTTTGTAAGAATTATTTGATGTATCAATTTTTTCTCCAAGATTTTTAACAAATATATTATCACCTTCATTAACTAATTTAACATCACCGTCTATAATTAAATCATCAACAACACCTGTAATTCTTAATTCAACTTTTTTACTTAAGTCTCCATTTTCATATCCAAAAATAGTTTCATTTGCCCTTATATTATCCGCTGTATTAATTCCTACTGAGATACCTGTGCAACCAAAAAATTGATTTATAGTTTTAGATGTATACTCTATTGTATTATTACCACTTATTAAAGTTCCTGTTGTTCCAAATCCAACAGTTGAATCAACTGAAATCATTGAAGATCCAGCGGGAGCAGCATTAAGTGATTTTGTAAATCCTGGTATTGTAAATATGCCTTGAATTAAATCTCGATCACTAAATCCTACAAATAGTGAGATTTTATAATATGTTTTACCATCTCTTGAAAAAACTTCTACTTCAGACACTGATCCATTTGTATTTAAATCATTTGATTTAAACACTGTTTGACCAACAAGATTTTGAGGTTCTCCAGTTCCGATAACATCAGCGACTAATACTTCTCTACGAATATATTCAGCACTTGAAGGTTTGATTAAGTTTTGCTCTAAATCAATAATTTTTGACTCTACACCATATAATACTTTGAATAAAATCTTAACTGACTCTTCTATTCCTTTTGATTGATAAAATGACCTTGATAATTTAACAAAATTACCAACATCTAAATTAGATGCAAATTGATTATTTTCAAAACCTGGTAAGAATGTTTTCTTTAATTTCTTAAAAAATTCTTGTAAGAATAATACAGATAAATTTGTAACCACTGAACCTTCAGTGTGAGCAGCTGCTGTTGTTTCTTCAAATACTAAATTTTCCTTATTTACTTGATTTAAAGATGATGAAACCCCAACATTGTAACCAGATACTCCACTAAAACCACGAGCACATCCAGTAAAGAAAAATCGTTCATGTGTAAATGTGAAATCACCTACAACTGGATTTACAGTTGTGACAGTCTCTTGTAGATGAGTTGAAATGATAATTGTATCAACTTCTATTCGATTAATTCCAATACTAGTAACTCTTGTTCCATCTGGAACTAAAATAGTATCATCAGCATTCTGAATCGAAGATAATTTTACAATATCATTTACAGCAATATTAGTAGTTGTTATTCCAGTTATAGTTGTTGATAATCGTAATTCAAGATTACCACCAGTTGTTGAAACATCAGTTTTAGAATAATCTTTTCCTGAATAAGTAATAATTTCATCATCTATCTTTAGTAGTCCATACTCTTCAGGAAATCCTTCTGTATTAGAGACTTCTATAGTAGTATCAGATGCTGTTACTTGAGAAGGACTTAAATGATGAACTGGTAAACTTGTTTCACCATGAATTACTTCTGGAACTAAATTATCTGGTTTTAAATATTGATTAAAATTATTAATGAGGTCACTTGGTGCTCCTTGAAATTCTTGAGAAACATAATATTGCTGGAAAAAATCTACCGCTTTAGGAAAATCTGCCAAAATAAATTCTGGCAATTGATTTTCAATAATAGTATTGACTTTTATTCTCTTGTCAATTCTTGACATAAATTATTTCCTCTCTAAAACTCCATTTGGGTAGCTTGAGGTAAAGTAATCTCTTGTAAACACGACTCCTGATAAATCTTCACCTGATGCAATTACGTCCTTCACCATATTTATGGTAGTATTAGAAGTGTCAAAACTGACATATAAATCTTTTAATCCAATTACATCATTTGATTCAGGAAATGCCTGAACTTCAATTATATCATTATCTCTCTCAGTTGATGTAATGTTAACTGAATTTAAAATAATTTCTCCTTTCTTATAGTCTACTCCACCAGCATCTTTTACTAAAACTGTCTCCTGATCTTTGTCATTTTTAGTGACAATACTAATTGTACCTCTCATACTACCATCTAAATTACCTGCAGCGTCTTTATTTGGAACATCAGTTAAGTATGCAACATCTGACGTGCCGTTTATATTAAATGCAGTGCTTTTTATGTTATATCCTGATGGATTAATATTAAATCTATTTCCAAAACATAGTTCATACTGTGCAAATTGATTTAAAAGTGCCTTTAAATCTCTTCGAATAATAACTTTTGTGATATTTGAAGTTATGGCATTATCAACACGATCAATAAGTTGATTAATTTTACTATACTTAAATCTTCCACCAAATTTATTAATTTCAACATTTTTTGAATAAGTATTTAAAGATGAAAGTATGTTTGTTTTTAAATCAGCATCTGAACCGACCTGTGCTGGATTATAGTAAACATTTGTATTCAATTCTACATACAATATTTTTAAATCAACAATTTCATTATTAATTCCTGCAACAGCATATTTTTTCAAATTATTTTTGATTTGTGTTTTATCAAAATCAGACACAAATGTTCCATTTTTTGGTTTTATACTTATTTGAACTTTACCAAATTGTGGCGGATCCAACTCCTCACCTCCAACAACTGCAACTGACTCTGTTTTTGGAAATATGTCAGTTATTATTGCTTCATAATCTCTTGGTGTTACTGCCCTATATTGTGCTGAGTAAAGTCTTGGAGCAAAATACTTAATAGAGGACACATTTTCAACTTCAGCACCGTTAGAGGCATTTGAGACAGTAGAAATGGTTACAGTATCTGATGGAGTGAAGAATGAACCATCATCTTTTGAAAATGTCCCTTGAAAACTAAAATTTGAAGGACCATTTCCACTTTCACCATCTGTGACAATATAAGTGGCAGTAACTGTTTGTCCTGTTTCTAATTTCCTACCGAATAATCCGTCACCAAACAATATTTCATATTTTTCATCTTGAATTTCCTGTGCTAGGTATATTTCAGAGTTTTTATTAATATTCAATATATTATCAATCTTATTCCA